TTGGAGTTTTATACCCCCGGCATACCTGATAGCGGGTGGGTGCATGTGTCTTACAACCCTTACGACCTCAAGATGCAGACCTTGACGGCAATGACGAAGGACGGTAAAACACAGTATGAAGACGGATTGGTGGCGTAATGGCTGACAAGAAGGGTGTCTCTTTGTCTGTTGGACGGGGTGAAAAACAATCCGTCAAGCAGGGTGCTGGCCTAACGGCTAAGGGTCGTGCCAAGTACAACCGAGAGACAGGCAGCAAACTCAAGGCACCTGCCCCCAACCCCAAGACTAAGAAGGACGAAGGCCGTAAGAAGTCGTTTTGTGCCCGTATGCGAGGCGTGGTGGCCAAGGCCAAGGGGCCAGCAACAAGGGCTAGGGCATCGCTAAGGAGGTGGAAATGTCGGTAGATAAAAGCAAGCGAGGACTGTATGCAAACATTCACGCCAAGCGTGAGCGCATCAAGGCAGGCAGCGGTGAAAGAATGAGGGAACCCGGTGCTAAAGGTGCCCCAACAAAAATGGCTTTTGTACGTTCAAAAAGAACGGCAAAGCGCAGCTAGATCATTCCTCCCCCTGAAGTCACAGGGTTGACCCGGCGGTGTTCACTCCCCGTCGGGTTTTTTTTCGAGATCGACCAACATGCAGTATTCAATGGGCACGATGAAGAACGGCTCTTGGAAGCAAAACTTGTTGTCTTTCATCTCCACGGGGCACTGCGTCACAATCTCCCCCGGCACAAACACCGCCCACTTGCAATCTTTACTCACGGCAAACAGTAGGCTTGGCTGATCGAGTGTAAAGAACTTGCGCTTGCGCTCAGGGATATGCAGGGTATCGAACGGGAAGACTTCGGTGCTCCAGTTATGCCGACGCTCCACCTCGACATAGCCGCAAATCTTGTCTTCTTCGTAGATGACTAGATCAACCTCGTACTGGCCGCCCTCTTCGACGGGGTAGCCCCAAATGCGCTCTAAAAAGCCTTTCACGGCCTCCTTTGCTATGGCGTCGTTCTCGTCGTGCAGGGTTTGGCTAAACTCTTTACGCACTGTTTACATGCTCCACAATCACAGCAGCGGCTAGGGCTGCGTACTCAGGGCTACGGGAGTCGATCTTAAAGACGGGTACGCCATCCTTATCAATAATCATCATGGCTCCGTCTTTGCCGATCTCTGCGGCCCACGGGGTATTTAGCATGTCATGCACCCATTCTTGCTCACTTTGTACTTCGTGCATAAAACGCTCTTCATCACTTTGGTTTTCCATTGCTTACTCCCGGCTCTTCGATTAGTTGACCTTCAAATAGGTAGGTGCCAAAGTGCCCGATCCTACCCCACGGGGCACCCCAGACTTTGCCCTTGAGTTCCCGCCACTTGTGGCAAAAGTGATAATCCTCACTAAGCAGCCTGCCTGTCTTGGGGCAAATGCTCTCAGTGAAGTATTGGCTGATTGGCTTGCCACCCGGCAAATGGCTCATGTCGTTCCTAAAGAACGGCACCTTCTTCTTCATCTTCTCAAAGACCTTGCGCTTAATCAGCATGATGCCCGTGCCACCTGCTGCGATCTCAAAGGGCTGGTTCTGCGGCACCGAGATATGCGCCGTGTTTTCCTTGAGGTTCACGACAAAGCTACCCGTGAACTTGCCAAGGTTCTCTTGCCCTGCCAAGGCTGCCTCACGCACGCTATTCCAGTTGATCTCTTTCTTAGGACAGATACCCACGATAATGTCCTTGTCGGCCAAAATCATGTTGAGAATGTCGATGGCTCTGAACTTCATGTCTGCGTCGATGAAGAGCAAGTGCGTGTTATCGGTCTGCAAGAACTGGTCAGCAAGGTTATTGCGTGCCCTAGTGATAAGCGATTCATTGAACATGAAGGCGCATGTCAGGCGTATGTTTTGCGACGTGAGCATCCCTGACAGCTCAAGCAATGACTGGACATAGACCCCCGTGCATTGGCCGCCGTACATGGGCGTGGCAACCTGCACTCTGATCTCTGGTAACTCGGGTTCTACTTTCTTTTTGCGTGGCATGTCATCCTCTTTAAGTTGGGTGGGGGGTGCCAGAATCGCTGCCCCCCGGCAACGTCCTAATCTGTCCCTTTTGCGGGGACTCCCTGCTCTGGCTCAGGTGGGGTTAATTCATTCCCCATAAGTTTTAATGCATCCTCTAGGTGGAACATGGCCATGCTTTTCTTCCCATCCCCCCTAAAAATTACGACTGGGGTGTGATCTACGTCACACGCCTTGTCAGCTTGTTCCATCCATTCGTACACGGCTATGTTACGTCTGCGCTTGCACTCAATGAGGAAAGGGCCAAGCTCAAGATCGCCGTGGTCGGCTTCTTGGTACTGCTTGAGGTTGCGCTTGATCCTGATGCCCAAAGCATCAAAGACGGCTGCGGCAACCTCTCGCTCGTACTGTGCCCCTCTGTTGCGTGCTAGTTTCGACATTAAAAGGGCACGTCGCCGTCAATGTCGTCAAAGCTCTTGGAAGGCGTTGGCTGCCGATTCTGCTTGTAGTTAGGGTCAGGCTTCCAAGTGTCCTCTTTGATGCTGATTAGCGGCCCTTTGGCGGTACTCTTAATCCAGCCTGCCATCTTAAGTGTGTCGCCTGCCTTGTAGTCTTGGTCAAGCAATAGCTCCCCTTTCCAGTCTGGCCCCTTGCTTCCGTCAGGTTTGTTTTGTGCGAATAGGGCACCTGTGCCCGGTGGTCTTTCATACGCCATGTCCAACTCCTTTCACCAAATGATAACGGGCGAACGACTTACCGCCCTCCTGTACTTCTTCTGTCACGATGTTGTGACCCTTCTTACGCAAATCCTCAATGCGTGCCGCCAGCCTGAACACGCCCATCATTTGAAGCGCCTCCAGCGCAGTCAGAGTGTGGCCCTTTTGCATATAACGTAGGATTAACTCTGACTGACTGAAACGGGTGCCGTTGACTGGCTCGGCTACTTTTTTGCTTCTTCATCTATTGAGCGCCGTGCCCTACCAATTCCAGTGCTAATACTTGGTAAAGCCCCTCATGGTTACGGGCAAGCTCATGCACGTTCTTGCTGTTGCACTTCTCAAAGTCGCTCATTTTGAGCAGCTTCGTGCCTGCGTCCATCTTTTGATTGGCTGCGATCTTGTCGATCATGGTTAGAAAGGCATCGGCCCACTTGTCCATGTTCTCGTAATAGGCATAAGGTTCGTCACTCCCGGGCACCATCAAAGCAATGCCGGTGGTAGGCTGCTCAACGACTGCTGCAACCGACGGGGCGGCTTCTTCTTGAATTGAAACCACTGGTTCCATTCTGGCCCCGGGGATTGTTTCGGCTTCGGTTTCGTCGAGCATCCCGAGGCCACAGTGTGCGAGGACTGCACGCCTGATCGCTTTCGTGGTGGCTTTAAGGACTGCATTGGCGAGGGCGTCCCCTTTGAGGTGTGCAACTGCCACTGCCCCTTGGTTCTCAGAAAGTCTACCGTCAGCCCCCGTAACTCTGACGCTGACAAGGTATATGTCATCCATCTTTTCTCGGTGCGTGACTTGGGTGCTAAGTTTATGGATAGCACACAACTGCTGAGTACACTGTGCGTTGGCATATAAAATTTCCTTCCCATTGAGTCTGAGCAAATCAAACGGCTTGGCTGCGGGGTCTAGCCCTGCCTGCTGGCACCTGTAGTTGTAATACGCAACTTTCTGCGGTGGCTGTAGCTTGCTCAAATCGCCGTTAATGACGATGCTCTCGATTACTTTCGGGTCTAAGACTTCGCCCTGTTTCATGTTGACTACGTTTGTCATAACTTCCCCTTTCACTTGACTAGGAATCGGCGACTGCCGGGTGTTTCAACAACAAACTGGTGGTAAATGTCAGGCATTGCAGACTTCAATAACTCGGCACTAAACCGCTTAGAGGGCTTGGCCGTCTTCCAAGTGCAAAGCACCGAACCATCAAACGATGTAACCGTGGCTTTTTCCTTCATCCAGCTTTGGACGAACTCTTTAAGCCCGTCTTCGGCCTCTTCAAACTCCTTCATCTTGGCCTTGAGTTGTTGTAGCTGAATACATGCCTGCTCGATGCTGGCGTTGGCCACGATAGAGCTACCGTCATCAACCTTATAAACGTCCTTCACTACGTCGGCCATCGTCTGCGGGTTGAAACTACGGGTCTGGCACTGTGCCCAGAACTCAGCCATTGCTCGGATATGCGCTTCTTGCTCTAGCTCCGTCACGGTCTGCGGGAACCTGCAAAGCTCTTGCCCCCCAAAAAGAACGATAAGCTCGATACGCTCGACTTGATGAACAACAAGCTCATGCATACACTGTGCCCTGTAGCGGTCAGAAACCTGCTCTGTGCCGTTATCGCCATAGTGCTTGCGTTGATGCACCCCCAAGTTTTTGATCTCATAGAGCGTTTTACCGTCTGCACTAATGTAGTCAAAGTGGCTGGCCATCCAGTCATGCTTGGGGTGCCTTAAGGCATAGTCAGCCTGTTTGAACTCAAGCCCCCAACGCCCTGCTGCGGCCCTCATAATCGGCTCTTGCAGTAGCGTGCCCATTTGCACTGCTTCATTGTCGCTAAGGTCTTCTGGCTCTTTTTGGCCCGTCTTGAGCATAAAGACTTCGCCTGCCTTGCCTGCCGCTATCTGCCCTGCGTCAGTGGCCCAAATCGCACTGGCTCTGGTTTCTGGTGAAAAGTCGGACATGATTATTCCTCCCCTATAATGACGGGAATACTGTATTCATTGCTGTTTACAGTGATCTCGATGCACTGCTTGTGTTCGCCCTGTATGCGAATGACACGGTAGCTGTTCATCTTGTCTTCGCTGCGGAACACCTCGCCGATCTCAATGCGAGTGACGTTTCTAAAGTCGAATGATGCTTCTGTCATTTTGGAACCCCTTTCAGATGATTAGGAAAGTACTACGTTTACTAGTTTACAGCAAAATAAAGTTTGTGCAAGTGTGGTCTGTTGCGTTTTAGCCACGGCTCTGCGTCTGCATGATTCTTGGCACTG